CAGGCCGGTAACTCAGCCGCGAGAGCCGCCCGTTTCTGGCTGTTCGCCAGATACAGTCGGATCAACGCTGCCGCCTCGATCGGGGTCGTGAAGGTGGGGACGCGGTCCCCGAACACTTCCGCGACTTCCGGTCGGTATTCGCTCAAGGAGAACGCGCCACACGCCGCGAGTTCATACGCCCGCGGGTTGAGCGATTCCCCGTGGACCTTCATCCGTTGCCCGTCTCGATTCCGATAGAGATTGAGACCGATCTTCGCCTTGCGGTAGAGTGCCGCCGCGTAGCCGTTGTCGGTTTCCTCTTGCTGCACGCAGGCCGCAGCTTGCGGCTTCAGGCCCCAGTCCTTCCACACGCCATAGAGCCCAAGGTCAATCCCGGTCCAGTCGATGGCGTTGAAGAAGTCGATCCGTTCCTGAAACCCGGAGCCGACGAACACCACGTCATGCGCCGGGACCGCGGCGGGCGTCTCGAGCTGCGCGCCATGCTTCAGCGGATGCCAGCCGTGCTTGAGATACCCGGCGTTCGTGTTCACCGCCTGGAACCGTGGCAGCACCGTCCGCTCGTTGACCCAGCAGCCATCCACAATCTTCGCGACCGCCAGTTCTTTGTCCGTGTCGTAGGGCGATTCCGTAAACAGGACCGTGACGGTCAACTGCGCTTCTTTCAACATCTGGATCACGTCGATGTGAAAGAACATCGCGGAGACAATCAGGACCACGTCCACTTTACGGCGCAGAGCCATTTCCACCGCCCCGACCGCGGCGTGATACTGCACGTCAGCCACGTTCGGCTTCGGGAGGTCGGGGTTCGACTTCTTGAGTTGCCGCCAGCGGACGTTGACCCACTTCCCCGCCATCGGAATCCGTTCATCGAGGCGATAGGGAATCACTTCCACGCCGAGTTGCTTCAGGCCATAGGACAAGCCGTCGTAGACATCGGACGTAGACCACGAGGCCCCCGGATGCACGAGCAAGACCCGCAACGGGCGCGTCATCGTTTCACCCCGGAGATGAACACCATGCCCGGAGGGGTGCTCCCGATCGTCTCGTCGCGGTCGAACGACTGCCCCATCACCCGCTCGAACTCATCCCACGCGCGGGTGACGCCGGGATACCATTCGCTGTTGTAGTCGTCGCCGGCAATCACGCCACCCACCCGGAGCCGCGGCCACCACGCCGCGAGGTCATCGCGCACCGATGCATACGTGTGATCGGCATCGATGAACAGGCAATCGATCGGCCCATGCCACGCCGCCGCGGCATCCACACTGAGCGCAGGAATCAACCGCACGGACGGCGAGACGCCCTGCTGCACGAGGTTGGCCGCGACTTGACTAATCATCGTGGGGAGATACTGGGCACTGAGCACCGGCCCGCCCGTCGCGTCTCCCGTCCAGGTATCCACGCAATACACGACACCGCCCCACTGGCGCACCACGCGCGCCATCGCCGTGGCCGAGCCGCCTTTCCACGAGCCGACTTCCACCGTGACCATCGGCCGATGCCGCTCCAAGAGCGCCAGCATGTGCTCCGCGTGGTTGAACCACCGCTGCACCGGAGCCGTCTCCGAATCGATGGGAATATCCGCCAGCGCCCAGTGGCTCATGGCTGATACTTCTCCTCCGACCGATGGCAGATCACATCCGTCCGCCAGGTGATGGCGTTCCCGCGCCACTTGGACGAGGCGAGAAAATCGAAATCACACTCCCGGCGTCCGGATTTCCACGAGCCGAGGTGCTCGGTGTCGTTCGGGACGAGCATCATCTGGGTCGAGACATTCCCGCAGACGAGCGCAGGGTCACCCCAGAGCACATGGCCGTCCGGATAGCGCATGCGGAAGAGGGTCGGGGTGTCTGGCGCGTCATACATCGCGGCTTCCATCACCGCGCGGTGATTCGGGGCATAGACATCGTCGTCATCCATGAACGCGAGGAAGTCCCCGCGCGCGTGGGCAATCCCCAGCTCCCGCTCCGTCGCGCCCCAGTCATGCGCGGATTTACAGGAGATGCCGCGCGCCCGAGAATCCGGCAGGAACGGCACCGGCCCGACCACGAGGATTTCGTCACCGGGCAAGGTCTCGATGGACTGCAACGCCGCCGCGAGGGAGGGCCGCTCACCCGTCGTGGGGACGATGAAACTAATCCTCACTCGGACACCTCGGCCCCGTAGGACTTCACTAAGGCGATGAGTTGGCCGATCATTTTCTGGCGATACCGAATGGCGCGGGGAATCAACCGCTCGTCGGCGGGCGGGGTCGGCATCCGGCCGCGGTTCCATCCGGCATTCGTGTGTCGCTGTCCCGTCCCACGCTCGAAGATGGAGGCGTGCTTCGCGCTGCTCCGCACGAGCCCCGAGACGCCCGCCTTGTTGCTCTCGATGGTCACGCGGACGCCCCTGCGGAGGTTCCCCGAGCGGACGGGATAGTGCTCCTTGAGATCCGAGCCCGTGCTCTCTGCGGCCTGCTGGACGATCTGGGCGGCATCATGCGCGAGGTCTTCGGGCAGATTCCGCAGGGCCGCGCGGAGATCATCGAGGCCGTCGAGTTTGATCGTGACCATCAGGCGGTCACCTGTTCGCAGACGAGCCGCAGAATGGCATCGTCCTGATTCAAGTTCTGCACGCCTCGCACGAACAGCTCCAGCGCATAGTCCGTGGTCGTGTAGAGCACGCGGCAGTCCATCGTGATCTGTGGGTGATAGCGCATCTCCACGAGATGGGCCGTCGTGCGATTGTCGGCCCCGAGCTGCGGCGTAATCGCACACCACGCGCCAGGCGGCGTCAGGGCTTCCCAGAAGCCGTCGGTGTCGTTGCTGGTCTGCGGGTTGCGCCAGAGCGTGACCCACTTGTTATAGACCCCGACCCCAATCCCTAGACGAGCCACGACGGTCTCCACGTCACCGGCCGCGGTTCCGGCGTCTCCACCCGATCAGACCAACAGGACCACGCCGCCTGAATCGCCTTGTCGTGGTTCGGGTCCAACCCATCGCGGTCGGCATCGAGCCACGAGAGATAGATCCGAATCCCCTGCTTGATGCGTTCCGGAATCAGATCCGGGGACGTGTAGCCCACCACATACGTGATGGTGATAGCGTTGACGAGCCGGTCACCTTGCAGCGCCGGCCACGACTGGAGCGGGGCACGGATGATCCGCCCCGGCCGGCTGACGGTATCGACGGTATAGATGCTGGACGAGAGCGTCTGTTGCGCGCCCGTGGTGTCGTAATACTGGACCGTCGTCACGGACTGAAGCGGAGCCGCCATCGGCAACCAGATCACATCCGCGAACTGGCGCAGGTTGAGCACCCATGTCTGCGTCAGGAGTCCGCAGTTCCGCGCGTCCTCGCAGGCGCCGCGTGCCGCTTTGAGATACCGGAACACCGAGGCATCCACATCCGACTGGCTATAGCGGAGATGGTCTTTGGCTTCCTGAATCGTAAGCGGTTCCACGGCAGGTTCCACCGTGCGCGCCCAGCGCAGATCGAACCGTTCGCCGTTCCGATCCGTCCCGTAGATCCACGGAATCGCATCGTTCATCGTCGGCCTCGCGGCTTCGGACTCGGCATGATCGCGCGCTCGTCGGTATCTCGAATCACCGCCGCTTCTTCTTCCGTGGCGATCACGGCCACGAGCTTGTCCTCAATCCACCGTCGCAGTTCAGGCCAGACCTGGGGCACGTCGATGATCTGGCCCGCCTGAAACGGCGCATCCGGAGACGCGGACGGCAACGTCTGAAGAAACTTCAGCCGCACGTTACGCGGTGCCTTCAATGGGGCTGAGATATTGCTCAGAGGTGCTGGTCGGCTGCGTCACGGGATTCGTGCGCGCCCGCGTCTGCACGACCACGAGGCTGTCGATCGTCGTGGACGTGCCGCGCGTCACGCGAAACTGGACAAACTCTTTCCCCGGCTTGTTGATCGTGAGCATGAGTTGGTTGTTCGTCGCGTGGGTCACGAGGGTATTCAACAGGTCGGCGTAACTCCCACCGGACGCGGTGGCCTGCCGCGCGCGGATGTTGTTGTTCGCGGCCGGCGTGCCGAGGCGCACGATGCAGCAGATTTCCTGAAAGCCCTGCATGTCATACGCCGCGGAATCAATCGTGGTCGTGCCGGCAGCGGTGGGGGCTTCGGCGGTAATTTTGTGGTCGTCAACAAACATCGCATCCCTCCAAA